CAGAGAATTCAAGCACAAGTTTTAAAACTAGAAGATCAGGTTGATAGGATGATGGACTCTGATGAAGAGATCATGGACCAACATAAAAAATTATTTGAAAAATTAGAATCAGGCAACACGGGGTATAATTATAACTAATGCCTAAACAAAACGCTTTACAAAAAATAGAATCACACGAGAAGTTATGTCGTATTATGCAACGAGAAACACATAAAAAAATACATCAAATAGAAGAACGAGTAAAGAGACTCGAGAAAATATTAATAGCCTGTTCTGGAACTTTAATTATTGGCATGGGTTTTTTAATATATAATTTAATTAATCACTTGGCGTTATAACATGGCACTTAAAATTTCAGAAGAAGCAGCCGTTCAAATGCCTATGAAGACAGTAGCCAGCCTCATCGC